AACGAGAGGGGGGTACAGCCGCCGCGATGGAGACAGAGGCATATATGAGTCAGGCAGACAGGCGATGGGCGGAAGCAAGAATTGAACTGGCGCGATATGCATACGAAGAGCAGCTCGCCAAAGGAAAGGGCACCGCGGCGGAACTTGCTGCCGCGCAGATTGAATATGACCGCACGGTGGCAGAGGCAGAACTGGCGTGGCAGGATGCCGTATGGGAAGACTACAAGAACAAGCATCAAGAACAGATGATGCTTATTCGCGGTCTCGAAGCGGCGTGGGATACGATGGTCGATACTGCGCTGGACAAAGAGATGACTGGAAAGCAGCGCAGGGAAGAGATGTGGCAAAGCATGAAGCGCTCGTTTCTACAAACGACCAGCGAGATGATGAAGGCATGGCTTGCTAATCACATCAGGTCTTTGCTTCTCGCTGAGGCATCCGAAAAAGGAATCAATATTCGCCGGAAATTCCAAGAGGCAAAAATCGGCGCAGTAAAAGCATATCAAGCATTCGCTGGAATTCCTATCATTGGCCCTATCTTGGGCGCTGCCGCCGCTGCTGCTGCATTTGCTTTTCTGATGGCGTTTCATAAGGGAGGGTATGTCGGTCCGGAGGAGCGTATCATCAAGGTTCAGACTGAAGAGTTTATAATGCAGCGTTCCGCAGTGCGAAGCATTGGACGCCCAGCGATGGAGTACATCAATGCTACTGGAAGGCTTCCTGCCACTTCCTCGGCTGCTTCTCCGACGTTGAATTTCAACATCAATGCAACGGGTGGCGGAGAGTTCGATTCCAATGGCTTGAAGGCATTCATAGAAGATAAGGTCGTTCCTCAACTCGAGGACTTTATCAATCGGCGCGGATTCAGAACGAACGAGATTGGAGTGGTGCTGCGATGAGCGGACTCATCATTGGCCCGTACGTAGTGGCGCGAGGGTCTATCGCTCCAGAGGATTTGGATTTCGAAGTTGATGATGTTCGTCAGCTGGACGGAGATGGGAGAGCGGTCGTTACCACAGTTCCGTACGTAGAACGGATTCTCAATGTCACAGTGAAAGGAACTCGAGAGGAGATAGACTGCATTGCCGGATACTTGGCATACAATGCTCGTTTCGGTCAGAACATCATCACTATTGTTGACGGTTTCGGAGTAACAAGGTCTGTTCGGGTGTGGCAAAACAAGCTCCCCGTGAAGCATCTTCCCGGGGGACTAGCATCTCTCGAGGTGGCATTCAGAGAGGAAATCTGATGCGGACAATCCCGGCAATACTTGCCGACTACGCTCGTGGCGGAGATGGAAAGTATGTGTACTTCCTCGACATCGAGCCATATGGCGTGGATAGCTGGACGACGAAACGGTTCTCCCAGAACGCCATCGAGGTAACAGGAAACAGCTATACGGAAGGACTCATCAGCAGCATCAGCAGAATCAGCACTCAAGCACGCATCGTTGACCGAGGTGGCGTCGCTACATTGCCAGACCTCGACGTGTCAGTCATTGACAAGGCGTTGCTGCACAACAGCATTGTGGCAGATGATATCAGCAATCGAAAAGCGACAGTATATCTTACTGCCATCAGTTCCAATCGATGCCTCAATTCCAGTTTCGAGAAGCGGAGTGGGGACAACTTCAATGACTGGACGGAAGTCCCTTCGCCATCTGGTGGGTCCGTCACTGCCGTCACTTCAGAATACTACGACGTCGCCACGTGCTGCCAGATTGCCAGTACTAACATCACCGAGGGAAGTTACATCAGTCAGAGCGCCATTCCGTGGCGGATGGGCGAACGCATCCTCATTAGTTTGTATGCCAAGACTTCTAGTGGTACAGCTACAGTGAAGATTGCCATCAAAGAAGAACAAGGCGCTGCGTACTATACAGGAGAGGGAGCTGCCACTCCATTTCAATTTAGTCGATATTTCATCACTCTTGGCACCGCTACAACGTCATGGCAGCGATTCTCCGTCCCGGTGAGCTATGTCGACTGGCTCCGTTCGGTGACTGGTGCCAGTTCATTCAAAGACAAAAGTATCACTATAGAGATATGGACCGCTCCGAACGAGACTTTCAGAGTTGATGCTGTACAGATTGAGTCGATGGCGCATAGCTCTGACCCTACAACTTACCATCACAACAGATACGAGCTGACTAGCAATGATGTCCTCACGATGTTTACAGGGATAGTGAGACGTCCGAAATGGAAAACAGGAACAATCAGTTTTCAGCTGGAGGCGTGGAGTATTGCTTCGCACAAGGAGATTCCTGTCGCTGTAGTGACTGAAGACGATTCCGCGGATTGGGTCGTACCAAAAGACGCTGTCGGCTGCCCATATCCAATGACGTACGGAGACTTCACTAGTGGCGGAGAGCGTCCATGGAATCAGACTGCCGCTGCTTTACAGCCGATGGCGCGAGGGCTTCTTGCTAACACGAATGCCGATGCGTCCACTGGAGTCGTAGTCGTATTTGACCGGGTCGCTCTATATCATCCTGCCGGGACGTATCGACTATTCAGCTATGATGAGGATGCTGATTGGTACGACGAGCAGATGTGTTATGACCATGGAAGCTACAGTTATGACGACGTAGAGATGAACGATGACTTATCCAGCAATGCTCGCTTCAAGCAGAGCAGCAATCCTCAATTTCTTCCGCAAGGGAAGATGCCTTTAATGCAAGCGCTTCGGGCGCGGCAGATGGTCGACAATCATCAATTTACTGACTATGTCAAAGTGAGAGATGGAGACCTCGGCACGTATGCTTATTCCAGTCACGACGACCCGCATTGCGGAGCACACCTTGCCTCCATTCGAGTATTCAGTGACGAGTTGATGATTGACGACAATCTCGTTTCCCCACATTACTGCATCTTTGCTTTGTGTGATGCAGAAGTGACAGACATCGTAGATGGAGATACTTCATTCACGTTGAACTACATCAGCATCAATGGGTGGAAAGAATGGTCTGTTGCAACTCTTACTTTGTGGGACAGCGAGACGGGAGACTATGCTTGGAGGAATGTTCCTGCCAAGCGCAGCGCTTCTGCTAACAAACTGCTGTGCCAGCTGCAAGCGTCCCCGACAACTGAGAATGCTTTGCCTACCGGCATACGCGCGAATTTTTATGCTGACTGCGTCGGCGCATTAAATCATGTCATCAAAGTGTACGAAGTGGGACTCCTTGTGTACTACACTCGAATATTTGAGGACATACAGTTTGCCGCACAGCTGTACGGGCGAACCTTTGGCGGGACATGGAATGGCAGAAAGACTGCTGCAAACATAGTCGACAGCGCCCCTGAGGTTCTGGAGTCTATCATCAGGACGGAGCTTGGCGGCGGGGACAACAGCATTGACATGGCTGCATTCGACGCAGCAGATACTGCTCGGTCGGTGTCCGCGGCGGGACAGCTGCACGGTCGAACAAAAAGCATCAATGTGTTCGATGAGATTTGCAAAGAGTTTGGGCTGTTGTACTTTGTCAATCTGTACGGCAAGCACAGCTGCTTGGCTCTAAAATACAACAGCGCCGTGAAGAACATCAATGTTCGAGATTTCATCGACCCATACAAGACTCTGCAAATAAGCACCACTCCTCGAGAGAGCATTGTCAATAGCGTGAATCTTCGCTATGACGTGAATCAGTACAGCGGAGAATATGCGCAGCTGGCATATTGCAATCGGAATGGCTACAGTGGCAGCATTGGCGCCAGCTACCAGACTAAATGCAGCAACAGCTACGATGCTCTTGGACAAATAGAACAGGCACTCGAGATGGAATGCGACTGGATTAAATCTACTGCCACTGCCGAGGCGATAGTGAAGTGGCTGATAGACTGGAACTATCTCGAGCGGTACATCATAGAGGGGTCGCTAACGATGGACTGGCTCGGCTTGGAAATTGGAGACACGGTGACCTTGAACATCCCGCCGTTCCTTCCAGAATCTATGACCTTGACGAGCAGATTCATAGTGATGGACATTCGGGTGCAGGCAGACAAGCGATGCATCGATGTGCAGCTCCTCGAGGTGAAAGGCTGATGACGCACAATAACGAAAAGAGAGTCAATATTAGTCCTCGGCATCCGATACACGACATCATTGGACTGACTGAGAAGAGCCGGTCGATTTCGCAGAGAGTCTTTGCCGTGTCATTTGTGCGGAAGAGCCAACTTCTCTTTCAACGAGCATTCCCTGCCGTGCGAATTGTTGGGAGCAGTTTTGAGCCATTGGCGCCTCGACTTGTTGGCGGTCCAACAGCCACGCCAGGCGTCACTACATGCAACATTGCTTGGACGGTGGACCAAGAAGCATATCACAAGGTTCGATACAAGCAAAGCGTAGGGAGTTGGATTGAAACTGGATGGTCTGCTGCAAAGAGCGTCGCCGCATCGGTGGACTTGTCTGCTTTGGTAAGTGAGCGCGAGCTGTATTATTTTGAGATTATGAGCGACCTCGACAAGACTGGAAAAACCGAGGGATGGTGGAATGATGGTGGCGTCCCGTTTTCGTTCTGGACTGGCTGCGAGAGCAGTATCACATGGAGTAATTTCAACGTATCGGTGGGATTTGAAGGCAATCTTGAACTGTGGTGGCAGACGAATAAGGTAAACAAAGGCGCGCATCGCTGGAGACCGTATCCGGATGGTACGTGGTCTTCATATATGGCGCAGGAACTCAACTTTGTCACTAGTCATTACAATGAGACGATAATTATTCCTGTCATTGGCAGAGCATATCAATTCCAACTTCGCGGGTTGAATAAATGTGGTGCATATTTGTACAGCGGATACTACTATGTGCGTTACGAGTCTGGTGCGTGGAGGCCGTATGTGCCATAAGAAAGGAGTGCAGCGATGAAGATTCTTGGATTTGTCAACTTCGGGAACGTGGTGGTGAACGACAACACGTTGAAGTACTTGCCGAGCGAGTCCGGTTTCGACTTATGCCCTGGCGGCACCGCCGCTACGCCAAACAGAGTCGCGCCGGAATGGCTGGTGCTTCGTCACGATGTGATAAAAATCTTGCTTCCCACGTCGGTGGACGTGTGGGTGGAGATGCTGGCGGACTACAGCCTCATTGGCGGCATTCATCCTCAAGGCGGATGGATGCAATTGTCGGATGCGAAGTTGTTCGGCAGTCCGTGGCTCACTGGCAACGGCCGCATCCGCATCAACGCTGACACGATGGACTTCTCGTGGCCGGCACTTCGAGTGTGCGGAGTGAAGTTTCGCATCGCATATCAGGGGGCTGGGTGCGATGCGACGAACTACTGGGCTCTGCCGATGGACGTCGTACTGATTGGATGAGGAGGTGACTACAAATGCCCGTAGTGAGTAGCGAGACATACTACTACGTCGGGGAAAAGCCGCCACCGCTGCCTTGTCGGTATCAAACGGACAAGGGGGCGCTCATTAACAGTATCGCTGGGGCAACTCTCACCGCCAAGTGCAAGACCGATGGTGCGACCGAGTTTGATGTTGCTTGCACAAACAGCGGCGATGGAACCTTCACTATCAACTGGGGAACTAGCACGTCATCCTTCGCCGTTGCGGGGAGCATGAGAATTGACATTCAAGTGAGCGATGGAACTCGGGTGTGGTACATGCCTCGGTTCAGTCTCCCTGTGTATAATCGTTAATCGATGGAGGTGCGTAGCGATGAACAGTAAGACGGTGAAGGCGATGCCGAAGCAGTACAGAGAATATATCCTCAAGCGAGCGCTGAATGAGGCGGACCGGGCAATTCCTGCCGGGAAAGACAAGCGCTTCATGCCTCGACAGCCGGAACGGATTGCTCATCTCGCCAAAGGGGATGAGATGGCGAGAGCGAAATCCGTTCTGGATAAACTCCCGGACCAACTTCTCGCCACGAAGGTGTTCAACACATTCACATTCCTCCCGAAGTACCAGGCGCTGAACCTTTTTGTGGACGACAAGAGCGAGATGGCGCAGCAGTTTCCCAATGAACTCATCGACTTGGTCGAAGCGATGATTGAGGTGGACTTCAAGGTGGATACGGAGATAAGGGGTCCGCTATGATGGAGTGGCTTCGCGTTCTCGGTCCGTGGCTGGTGGCAGGGTTATCGATACTTGGCTCGATTATAGCCGTCACAACTGCTGTGAATAAAAAGGCAGACCGAATAGAGCTGGAGACGGCGCGGGAGGAATGCCGAGCAACGACAGCGCATCTCAACGAGACCAAAATGAGTCGTTCTGACTGCATCAAGGTGACGGGCGACTGTGTTTTTATTAAAGAGCGCGACGACATCTGGGCAGAGATTGGCATTCATCGTCGGGACATCATGGAGTTGAAAGAGACTAAAGGGGAAATGAGAGCGTACGTTGAGCAATTACGAGATGCTGTTAGGGAGATTCGGAAACTCAACAATGGTCACAAGGGGAGGTGATACTGATGGCAGTGAAATTCAAGAACGCAGAGATGCAATCCCAGCTCGAACGGGTCACTTCAGAGACGAAGATGTTGTTCAATGCTTTCGCGGACCTCGCGGAGCAGATGTACAACAAGGATGTCGTCGTCACAGATGTGTTTCGTCCGTTCGATAAGACCGTGCACAAGTGGTGGCGCGGAGTGGATGTTCGAGTCAATGGAGTGTGGGACGAAGACAAAGAGACGGTCCGCGAGGGGCAATGGGGAGCAGACACCTTGACTGTCCAAGAGGCGACGCGCATCAGAGACATCGTCAATGCCAACTACGTGTACGACTCTCTTCGGCCGGCAAAGAAAGCCATCGTGTTTGGCAGCAACGACTCGGAGAACAAGCATTGGGACCACGTGCATATCCAAGGACATCCTCACAGTCGGCTTGCTGTGTCCAAAATGCCAGACATCTCGATAGAGACGAACATTGCGGAGGACTTCGAGAAAGAATTGCCTCTCGTGATGCACAAAGCGAGCAAGGGCGACATCGTGCTGATGGTGGCAAAGCGTGTCGGCAAAGCGGCATCCGCAATGGCGGTCGCCATTGCCCTGCATGCTCTGTTCCCATCCTTGTCGTTGGCGGAGTGCGCAGTCATCGCCACGACATACCTCGGTGCGGAAAAGGCAGCCAATGCCACCGTGGAAGCAAAGACTGGAAAGAAGGTGGATTTCGACTTTGTGTCTCTTGCGGTGAGAGGTGGGCAGGCTGCTCTGCAAGCGCTGGCGACCAGAATAAAGAACAGCAAACAACGCTAGGAGGTGACTCATGTCGATTCGTACGGAGATGCAGGAATTCAGTGATGCTCTAGTCAAGGCTGGCGTCCGCTTTGTGGACGAAGTGCCGAACAAGACCGAGTGGCCGAGCATTGCCGCGGATGTGTTCGGCGTACTGATGGAAGGGAAGGACTTCGCTTCCATACCGAGGCAGGACCGGCTTCTCGCCATCGCTCATGCACTGGCGAAGGCCAGTGGCTCCGTGATGGACAAAGTGGTGAAGTACAGCGACGAGGAGACCGCTCCGCCGGCGCCCGCCGGAGGGTCGGTTGGCCCGATGGACGACCAGTAGAACAAAGCAGCAGCAAGGTCGCTTGACTTGAGTCGAAAGGGCAGCGCAGCGAGCGCTGCCCTCTTTGCATCCTCGTCGTGCAAGATGCACGCTTTCTGCGAAAACGCCGCTTTTCTGCCCTCCTCAAATCGTGTAACTGGCTGATTTGACACGAAGATATTCTGTTATAAATATGTTGACCGTTGGCACGAGATATGCGAAGATTACCACAGATGAAGGAGTTAGCACTTATGTTCAGTAGTCAGCCGAAAGGAGGTGTTCAGATGACAAGCATGAAGATGCTCTCGGATGCGAGCTCCAATGAGATGGCAGAGGAGTTCGAGTCCACGTACGACACGAGCTGGAACAACATCGTTGCCGCCATCGAGGAAGCTACTCGTCGCGCCTCGGCAACGATACCGGCAACTCGGAAGGCGCGGACGTACATCGTCTGTGGCACGGTAGAGATGACCGACGACCTCGTCGTCAGAGCTACGAAAGGCCACAAGTCGAGAATCAACATTGCATTCCTCACGATTAGTTACCGCGACACGTTCCTTCGCTTCATTCCCAATGTGATACTCAACATCAACAAGGACGGTCGAGTGTATATGGAGGAGTGCATGCTCGGGCGCGCCGCCGCGCTCGGCTCGGTCACAGTCAAAGTGGAACAGGGATTCGAGGAGGAATGAGTCATGGCAAAGCACATCAGCAGACAGAAGCGGTATTCGATGGCGATAGAAGACATGGCGAAGGTGCACGTCGAGTTGCAACTTCTTCTCGAGGAGATTCAAAACGACAAAGAGCTCATCGCGGCGGGAGATGAAGGAGCCCCCGCTCCTGCGGAGTTGGTGAAGCGCTTTAACGAGGCGCTGACGTACGCGAGTCCCTGTGTGCTGGAAGAATTGAAGGACGAACTGGAAGAGTGGTACAGCAATCTTCCGGACAACTTCCAGAATGGCGACAAAGGAGATATGCTGCAGGAGGCTATCGTCGAGCTGGACGGCGCCATCGAGTGCGTCGAGGAAGCCAGCAACTGTGAGCTTGACGAGCGCGAGCCGATTGCGGTGCAGGAGTTTATCGGCAACATCGAGGACGTCCTCGCCAAATTCGATGACCTCGAGAGTATCGAGCCGATATTCCCTGGTATGTTTGGCTGATGCCGAAACGGCGGCCTTGTGGCCGCCGTCCGCCGGTGACTCCGGCGCTGATGAGGCAAGCCAACTGAAGGGAGGTGCGAAATGGCAAACAGTCTGAAGCAAGACCTAGTGGGAAAGACGGTGAAGATGCGTGATGGCAATGTCGGCACTGTAGTGTACGGATTCGGTGCATACGCCAATACCGCGGGGACGGCACTGTTCATCAAGCTGCAGGACGAGCCGGACGGATTCAACATGCTCCGCTGCGATGGGATGGAAGTGGCGGAGGTGCTGGAGAGGAGAACAGAACGGACCTGAAAGCGCAGTGATGCCGAAACGGCGGCCTAGCAGGCCGCCGTCCGCTGCGGGCGACCTCCGCAGCGCTGATGAGGCAGGTCAAGCCGAGAGGAGGTGAGCATGAAGGCAAGAAAGGTGGTGAAGCGAATCAAGCGCGCGCGAGGGCGCGCGCGTCCGCGCGTCCTCAAAGAAGCAGCGAAGGAGCCACAGCAGCAAGAGGAGCGCATCGAGACAGGTACTCCGCGCTTCAATATCTCGGTCATCAAGTCGGCTCGGCCAGAGCCCATTCCGTCAGCAGATGACGTTGAGCGCTTTGTGGAGTACATTGCCCTTGCAGGCGAAGAGGGCGTCACAATGGCAAAGATGTGTGGGCAGGGGAACGAAAAGGGATGCGACCCAATCCTTCGAATGGTCCCGATTCGGGCTCTACTGAACGCGGCGGCGAAAGCCGGCCACCACATCAACGCAGAGGAAGTAGTGCCAACGGAAACGGTTCATCTGAAGAGTTACAGCGGAGCTCGTCGCACTATAGAGATGAAAGGGCAGGCGCAGTACGTGTTCCGTTATGACTTCACGAAGGGAGTGTTAGACATGGCAAAGACACAGGCGAAGGCGGCAGCGAAGAAGGTCGAAGTGGCGAAGGAGAAGGTTCGGACACACAAGGGACGCGAAGGAGCAGCTGTTCCTCACTTCCCGACGAAGCTCGACATCGCCACGGCGAGCACGAAGGACCTCATCGCGGAGGTTCGAAAGGACATCGAGTACCGCATCAAGTCGATGAGCGGTCGGCGAATCGGAATGGGGAAGGACGTGGCAGAAATGCTCGTCGGATACCTCAAGGCCGCAGAGGCGAAGGTGAAGTAAGCCGAAACGGGCGCCTCGCAGGCGCCCGTCCGCCGCGGGTCGCTTCCGTGGCGCTGATGAGGCAAGCGAAAGGAGGTGCACAATGCCAAACATGTCATACTGCAGATTTCACAATACGCTCGCGGACCTCAATGACTGCTATGAGCACATGGCTGACAATCTCATTGACAACATCGACGAGGAGGTCGCTCGCGCCAAACTGATTCGTCTATGCAAGCGCATCGCACAAGAGGAGGAGTGAGATGAAAGAAACGTTCAGAGCGTGGAATCCAGACGAGAAGAGTCGAGTACTCGTCGAGGCGTGCTGCGTGGTGCTCGTAGAGCTTCGCAGATACCGTCTCACTCTTCGGCAGTTGTACTACCAGCTCGTCACCCGAAACATCATCCCTAATGCGGAGCGGTCGTATCAGAATCTGTCCCGCGTGGTCACTCGAGCGCGGATGGCAGGGCTCATCGACTGGGACGCCATCGAAGACCGAGCCCGACTTCCCCGAGCGGCGAGTGAATGGAACAATCTGGCCGAGCTGGTCGATGGAGCGCTGTACAGCTACCGGCTCCCTCGCTGGAGCACGCAGAACACGTACTGCGAACTGTGGGTGGAGAAAGACGCCCTCGCTTCGGTTCTGTGGCCTATCGCTTATCGGCATCATGTGACCCTGATGGTGAATCGAGGCTACAGCAGCGCCAGCGCGATGTATGGCGCCGCGCAGCGCTTCAAGTATCGTGGCGACGGGTGGAAGCATCTGGTCATTCTGTATCTCGGTGACTTCGACCCAAGCGGGGAGGACATGGTCCGGGACGTTCGTGAACGCCTCGAGGAATTCGGAGTCGATGTGGAGGTGCAAAAAGTGGCGCTGAACTGGGACCAGATTCAGCAGTACAATCCTCCACCGAACCCCGCCAAGCTCACTGACCCTCGAGCAAAGGAGTTCGTACGAAAGCATGGCGGGTCGAGCTGGGAAGTGGACGCTCTCCCTCCAGCAGTGCTGACCGAACTCATCAATGCTGCGATGGATAGCGTCATCGACTATCCTACAATGCAAGTCATCATCGACCGCGAGGAACAGGACAAGATTCGCCTTCAGGATGCAGTGAAGGCAATTCAAGACGAACGATGAGGCCGAAACGGCGCGCGCCACGCGCGCCGTCTGCCGTAGAGAGAGACGGCACTGATGAGGCGACAAGGAGGTGCGATATGTAAAGCGGCGCGGAAAAACGCCGAAACGGCATGAGCGAAAACGAGCGCGCACGCTCGCTCGTGCCGTCTGCAGCTCAAGGCTGCACTGATGAGGCATGAACCGAAAGAAGGGAGGTGCAAGATGAAAGCGTACATTCAAGGGACTGGAGACAGCTCTGTTGGTATTGGCGCAGGCAGCGCGGAGTTGGACTTCGGCGATGGCTATGAGCCAGACGCGCAGGAGCGCCAGTTCATCCGGGAGCAGCTCAATGAAATGTTTCAAGTGCTGTGGGATGAAGCGGGCAGATGTATCCGCGTGCAGTTCGAAGACGAGTGCTGGGAATGCGGGCATCGAATGGATACCACTGCCGCGGGAAGCCGGAACAGATACGTGTGCAGGAACAAGATGTGTCTTGACTACAATGAAAGAGAGGAGGGATAAAGATGGACGACAAAGAGTTCGACAAAAAAGTCAGCGATTCGCCAGAGTTGCAAAAGCTGAAAGAAGCGGAGCGCGCTCTGGCAGAAGCGCTGGCAGACATCATGATTCTCACGCACAACATCACCGGGCGTCCGCAGCATGCCGTTTGCATGAAGCCATTGTTCGCTTGGGCAAGCAACATGGATTGGCGCTTCGGCATGATGAGGAATATTCTGCGTCTCTGGAAAGAGAAGCAGAAGTTCGTCTGTGCAGCGTGCGAATTGAACAACCTGCCAAGATGTGTCACGCCGGAGGAATGCGCAGAGCGCTTGAATGACGAAAGTGCGCTGAACATGACAACACTCAAAGGATTGATGGCGGCGGCGGCGGCTATCTATATGCAAGACCTCGCGCAACGGCTGGCAAGCAGCGTGACGACGACCGAAGAACCGAACTTGAACTGAAGGAGAGCAAACATGGCAGCGATAGAAGTGACTACGTTGAAGGACTTTGGAGTACTCGACCAGGCCAATGAGCTGAACCGCATCGTCATCAGCGTCGTGCGATACAAAAGCGGAAAGCCCGTGCTCAACATACAGCGCGAGTGGCGCAAAGAAGTGGAGGAAGACTGGCAGCCCGGGAAGCGCCCGGCATTGAATCTCAAGCAGTGCCGGAAGCTGTTGACCATTCTCCCGGAAGCGGTGAGTATTCTGGAACAGCAAGAGGATGGCGAGAAGGAGAAGGCGACGACAAACGAGAAGCGCGAGGCGAAGAACAAGAAGGTAGCCAAGAACAATAAATAGCTGAATCTCAAGATAACGCGGGCGCCCGTACGCATACCGAAGTGCCTTCTTTCGGAAGTGCTTGCCTTCATCAGCCGGGCGCCCGCAATTTTTCTGTTGACAGATTTCTGCAGTCCTCTTACTCTCCTATGCAGCATTGGTATGAAGGAGGACGCAGATGACAGAGAACGATGTACGAGCCAGACACCTCGTCGATGAATACCAAACCGTCAACGCCCTACTAGATTCACAACTCCCTCCGACACAAATCAAGATACATCAAGGTCGAGCATCCAGCCGTTTTCAACTGACCCGGCAAGGAATACACTTCACGGTGCTCGTCAATGACCGGATATATCGCCTCAATGATGAGCGGAAGATACTGCGCGCTTTTAGGCATATGTTGTTGCACTGCTTGCAATTGTCAATGGGAAAGCGGATGACGCATACAAAGCAGTTCAAGCAGTGGGCAAAAAAGGTCGGCGCGCTGAATGACGTAGAGCTGAAACGCCCGGAGCCGAAATACAAACTCCTCACATTTGTCTGTCCTACTGGCTGCCAGATGTTCCGCACTAGCGATTCTCCTAATGTGATATGCATACATTGTGGTGTTCGAATGAAGGCGCTGTGGCCGAGCCAGTACAAACAGATGAAGACAGAGCAGAGAAAAGCCCGGCAGGATGCCCGAAAGGCATTGGAGGCGAAGCGTGAAAAGGGAAAGCATTGAGGTTGACTACGCTGGAACGTACGTAGAAGTCCGCTTCAACTATAATCCGCGGATTCATACGATAATGACTGTCGGCGCTCCGGCAGCGCAATACAACTCCACGCGTCGATGCTGGCAGATGCCTCCCAATGATATCACTGTGACTTGGGTGAAGAATTTCAGCGTCCTGTGGCCGGGAATTGAAGTGAGTGTCACATCTCGATTTGACCGATTCCTGCAAGCGCGGAGCGGCAACGAGCAGAGCGCAATGAAAGCTCGAGCAATGATTCAACAGAAAGTCCGCGCCGTGGATGCTCGAAAGTACAAAGTGAAACCGATGAAGCATCAGCTGGAGGCGCTGCGATTCCTTTGCGCTCGGGATGCCGTGAACAAGCGCTTCGCTGCATTGTTCTACGAGATGGGACTTGGGAAGAGCAAAATCATCATCGATGTGGCAAGCATTCTTCACTGGCGGAAAGTGCTGATACTGATGCCCAAGACCTTGTCGTACAGCTGGCGGAAGGAACTAGACAAGTACTGTTGTGACAAGTACGCAGTTCTTGATGCCACTAGAGGTATCACTTCGGAACGGGCGTGGAAGGTGGCAGAGTTTATCAATGACCCAAAGCGAGAGCGGTATATCCGTTTTGTATTTGTCAACTACGATGCTGTTCGCTCTGATGCTCTAATGAAAGCAATGTCTGCCGCGCAATGGGACTGCATCGTTGCTGATGAATCTACATATATCAAGACTCCGGCGGCAAAGCGAACCCGCGCCACCATTAAGCTCGGCGAGAGAGCCAAGTGGCGAGTCCTAATGACCGGAACGCCGATAACGAACAGCTACGCAGATTTGTATGCTCCGTTGAAATTCTTGAGCATAGAGATACTTGGCATTCCTACATTCACAGCATTCAAAGCGACCTACGCCGTGATGGGAGGATACAAAGAGAAGCAGATTGTCGGATGGCGGAACACAGAGGACTTGATGGAAAAAGTCAAGCAACATAGTCTCATCGCTCGTTTGGATGATGTGCTCCCTAATCTTCCCAAAGCAATGCCGCCAATCATTCGAAGCGTTTCTCTGGATGAGTACAAAGAGGTTCGCGACGCGTATAACAACATGAGAAGGGAATTGATTCATGTGTTTGCAGATGGAACGGAGGTCACTGCGCGGAACGTATTATCCAAGCTGATTCGTCTCCAGCAAATCACCAGCGGATTCCTCACCAAGGGAGAAGACGCATCAACTTCCAATGGAGATTGTGTACAAAGCAGCAACATCATCCCTATCAGCGAACCTCCCAAACTGCAAGCATTACTCGAGGTAGTGAGCGAGCTTGGCAGCGCGGAAAAGGTCATCGTTGGCGCTCGATTCATTTATGACATCCAGCAAATCGTTCGAGCGTTACAGCAGCTTGGCAAAGTAGAAGTCATCACAGGAACGGTCACTGGGCACAAGCGAGATGAAGCACTGGAACGCTTTGAAAATGGGGACAGTAGATTCCTCATTGGCACGCCAAAGACTTTTGGATATGGCCTCACGCTCGTCAAGACCCGGTATTTGATTTGGTACAGTCCGAACTTCTCTCTGGAGGAGCGTCAACAGACCAACGCGCGGATTCGACGCCCCGGACAGACACGGAACGTCACGTATATCGACCTTGTATGCGAGGGGACTATTGATGAGTTGATTCTTGTGACACTGATGAAGAAAGGAGACTTGTTGAACTACGTGATGAAGCAAGGAAGCAGCATTGTATCAGAACTGCCAGAATTGTGAGAGGAGGTGATTTCATGTTCGATGCAGCATGTCGTAAAGTAATAGAGATGTTGCAAGCGTTTGAGGAGCGCGCTGACGACATCTATGTTCGAGAGCAGAGTAATGACGGAGTGCTGGACAACTGTCTCTTATCCGAGCTGCCAACAGAGGTGAAGCGTTATCACATGGCACGAATGATAGTGGACGCAGTGGCCCACATACTTAAAGGAGGTGACTCGAATGGGTAAGAAGCCGGCATATGTCCGCGAAGAGGTGCCCTTGGAACGGGACGATGAAAAGACTGGCGAACTGGCAAAGCTCGTCAAGGAAGTCGTTGCTCTGCAAGACCGCAAGGAGCATCTCGAGGGAGAGCTGAAACAGCTGTCTCATGACATCTCCGAGCGCGAAGCTCTGGCTCAATCAGTGATGGATGATGCCGGCATTGATGAGTTCAAGACTGCAGAGGGGCAGGCAAAGAAGCGCCAGTTCATCAATGGTCGCATCGTTGATGACAGCAAGTTCTATGCAGAGCTGTTGAAGCGCGGAGAAGCTGGCCTCGTTCAAGTGGCACTGGGAGGGGAGATGTTGGAAACGTACCGCGAGTGGTACGAACGGAAGTACAAGCAGAAGCTCACCAACATCAAGCTCTCGGTGCATCACAAGCGCTTGGAGAGCTATCTGAGGGAGCGCGGCGACGAGACTCCGAGCGGAGTGGAAGTGACACGCCACATCAAGGTGGACATTCGAAGGAGGAAGTAATCATGGCTCTCAAGAAACTCGTGTACAAAAAAGGACCCGCCAAGCCGGCGCCGAGGCCGGCGCCGAGACCGGCGCAGAGACCAGCGCCAAAGCCGGCTCTCAAGCCGACCGCTCGTCCGGCAGCGCCTCCCGCCAAGCCGGCGCCGAAGCGCGAGGAAACGCTCCCTGCACGCCGCGAGGAAATCGCGATAGCGACCGTGGCGATGCCCGAATATATCCAGCCGGAAATCCCGGAAGTGGATATCGAGCCTGGCGAGATGACTCTTCCGCTCGTCAAGCTCCTGCAGAGCAACAGCGCGGAAGTGAACAGCGAAAGCCCACTCGGGCGTGCAGGTGACTTCTTCAATGCTGCATCGCAGGAGAATCTCGGCAGCGAGGTGTTCTTCATCCCAGTGCTACTCAATCGGAAGCGGATTTACTGGAAGGACTACAACGAGGGCGGCGGGATGGTATGCCGGAGCTACGATAACGTGCAGGGGAACGTGTTTGGGCTGTGCTCGGACTGCATCGACGAGGAAACGGGGCTGCACAGAAACAGCTTCGGCCCGAACGGCGAAAAGCCTCTCTGCACAAAGTACTTCGACTTCGTGTGCGTCATGTTCGCCGCCGAGCCCGAAGTCGACGAGGACACTCGCGTCGTACAGCCGTCCGATGGCTTTGCCATCAGTGCGCTTTCCGTCATCAGCTTCGGCACGACGAAGGTTGCCGCCGCGCGCCGGCTGATTATGATAGCGCAAGCGAAGCGTGCAGCGCTGTACGCCAACGTGTTCAAGCTCACTCGCCGATTCGTGGAGCAGAAAGGAAACAAGTTCTACGTTCCGGAAATCGAGTGGTACGGATGGGCTCCAGTAGAGATGTACAAGGAGGTGACCGACAACATCGCTTCCCTGAAGAGCATCGCAGGAAATCCGGAGAAATATACTGAAGCCGCTCACCCCGTCGAAGAGGAGGAAGCTGGACTAGAACCGCAAGGCGAGCAGGGCGCCGGTGACTCGGACGATGACCTCCCGTTCTAGGGAACAAGACCCAGCTCGTCCGGGATACATTCGAGACGAGACGCCAGATGTTGGCGTTGAGGAACCCGCTGCTGCAAAAAACAGCTGCGATGCTCCTTCTGTAGCAACTGATGTGCGCAAGCTCGTACGGCTTCTTGATGAAACGTGCGATGACCTCACCGCACAACAGGCAGTGCTAGAGAAGCGAATGCGCCGCACTTGGGAACAGAGCGGCAAATCCATCGAAACGACTATCAGTCAGGCGTCTCGTCAGACATTTTGGGGATGCCGGGTCAAGTTCAAGGCTAATGTCATTGCCAAAGCAGTGGCTCCATATCTTGTCCCAGTCAAGGTCGCTATCGCTTGCGGCGGACCATTGGATAGGCGCTGCGTCGCATGTAATGTGAATCTTGCTCCGGGAAAGATAATCAGCATCGATTTGATGCAGGAAGATGCCATTGCAATGGTCGATACGCCAAAGGACGCGACCCGGCGTCTCATTGCTGATGTAGCAAAGATTCCAGGGAACTGCCGAGCATGGGACTTCGAGGTGAAAGAGAAGGCCAACGTGCAAGACCTTCTTGCTACTGGAACATTTAACAGTATCAAGACTAACGAGGAGATTGATGCCGTCAGGCGAGTGCTGTACATCGGACACGACATTCAAACTAATGCTCTATACCAGATGGAAGGACTCGTTGCATCAAATCCAAAGACTAATGAGGCGACCTATATTGTAGATGTGGCAGAAGCAGAGAAGGACGACATCCTCAATGTTCCTGTAACCGAGACAATGAAAGCAGCGGCGCGGTTCTTTCGTCCTGCTGCTCCAGCAGACCCTCGAAGCATCAAGCATAAGCTGGAAGAGCTATATGCAGACTTGTCCGATAATGTCACAGGAATCTTTGGGCGCTTCCCGCTACTGATGTTGATTGACCTCGGCTTTCACAGCTGTATCTGCTGGAGATGGCAGGACGACGTTCGTGATGTAGCGTATAAGGGAACAACTGAAATCTTGATTGTCGGGGACAGCGGTCAAGGAAAGAGCGAAACGATGCTGAAGCTCCGAGACTTCTATGCTCGCGGGGAGCGCATTGATTGCAAGAGCGCCACATACGCTGGCCTTGTCGGAGGACTAGACGACTTTGGTGGCCGCCGGTACATGGTGTGGGGCAGGATACCTCAGAACGACCGCGGCGCCGTGATACTGGACGAAGTGAAAGGAATGCCAACCGAGTTGATTGCGCAGCTGACGGACGTTCGAAGCAGTCAGATTGCTATCGTCACCAGAGTGGGTGGCACTCGACGAACAACTGCTCGCGTTCGATACTTTTGGCTGTCCAATCCTCGAGGGAAGCTCCGAATCAATGAGTACGGTCACGGCGTCGCGGCGATTCTTGACCTCATTGGTACTTCAGAAGACATAAGGCGCTTTGACGCTGCCATCATTGTATCCAGCGGTGAAGTGTCGCAAGCATACATCGACAAGAAAATCATCAGCGGAAAAACCGTCCCTCACGTGTACGCGAAAGAGATGTGCCGCGAACTACTGAAGCTCGTGTGGAGTCGAACAAATACAGTCATCGACAATGAAGTAAAGAAACATATCGTGCAGGAGTCCAGTAAGTTGAGCGAGAAGTACTCCCCGCAGATTCCATTATTGGAACCCGCCGATGCTCGGCAGAAAATAGCTCGTTTGTCTATAGCTTTGGCAGCTCGGCTTGGCAGCTTCACGGAGGATTGGGATGGCATTGTTGTTCTTCCAGCGCACGTTGATGTCGTTGTGGAGTTTTTGCAGAGCATCTATGACAGCGAGAACTTCGCATTCGACCGCTGGAGCGAAGACCAGAAGCGCGAGGTGCGAGAAGAAGGGTCAGAATCAGATGAGGTATTGCAAGTCATCAAAGGCGTAGATAATCCGATTGCATTTGTAGACACCATCAGCTCTCTGGATTGGCTTCCTCGAGACCTTATCATCAGCGCTTGTGGAAACGACAAGGACAAAGCAGACCAGATTATCGCGCAGTTCATACGGTCTCACTATTTCACTCGATACAAGACTTCATACCGAAAGACGCCAAAGCTCATTGCATTGCTTCGAAAAGTCAAAGACCAACAACTCGTTGGCAGCGTGCCGTACGCGTCAATGAAAACACCAATAGAAGAAGATGAAGACATGATGTTTTGAGGGAGGACATGATGGAAATTGCTCGGCTGTATCTCGAGAATGGCAAGGTAAAGGTATTGTTGTCGTCCAAGAACACCGAGGACATCCTTGCCAAGCTCATCAATAACATTGAATCGGTATGGAAAGACCTACAGAGCACCCGCGGGAAAGGAGTTGATGCTACAGATACTGACGGTGTCGCGCTGAATGTGGCAGTTGAGCTGCACATCAATGTCGCTACAAAACAACGACTACATGAGCTGCTGGAAAAGCCACAGGAATCGGCACCGCAGAAAGACGAGCGGTCGCAGGAGGTGCAGCCAGTGCTTGAGGCGTCCTCCTCAACAACACCTCCTGCGCCGCCGTCAAAATCCGAGTCATCAGTCATGGCGCCAGAGGAACAGTTTCCTATGGCGCCTGGCGGCCGGCGCAAGGCAAGGCACAACCGAAGCCTGGGACGGTCGGGGCGAGGAAAAGGACTATTCGACAGCTAGGAGGAGACGCAATGAAGTACCTAGTGATGGATGAGTTTGATGCGGCACATCAGCTTCCGCAGTACGATGGAAAGTGCGCCAACATGCATGGGCATACGTGGGCAGTGAAAGTGTTGTTCAGCGTACTGGTGCTGAACATAGATGCCAGTGGCATCGGTATCGACTTCAAAGTGCTGAAGAATATCGTGCACCACTCGCTCCCGGACCATCAGCTTCTCAACGACATTCTTCCGCGCCCTAGTGCAGAGCTACTGGCGCAGTACATCGCCCTGACCATTCGGCGTCGTCTAATGTCGGATGGATTGGAAACGCAGATTCGGCTCGACTCCGTGGGATTGTGGGAGAGCAAAGATGCTTGCGTGATTGTGGAGGAATGACATGGCAAAGAAAGCATCGTTCGTTTTTGGCAATCGCGGGCCAACGAGCACTTCTCCGCTGCAGTACGAAGTCACCGAGATTTTCGACAGCATGCAAGGAGAAGGGTATTGGACTGGTACTCCGGCGACGTTCATTCGATTGGCCGGATGCAATCTTCGTTGCAAGTGGTGCGACACGAAGTTCGAACGCAAGATGACTCTTGAAGTCCCGGACATCATGCCGTTCATTCATCATCATCTTGTAGTGATTACCGGAGGAGAGCCCGCTCTGCAAGTACTGGACCCTCTAGTTCGAGAGCTTCAACTTCGTCGGCACTACGTACAAGTGGAGACTAATGGAACTCGAAAGATTGACGCAACGCCAAACTGGGTCACCGTGAGCCCGAAGCAAGGGATGCACGACACATATCACGGGCACGAGCTGAAGATAGTGTTCGTCGGGCAGCGAAACTACGAGTTGATGATATGGCAAGCAGTAGAGCGATACAAATATTTCTGGCTGCAGCCGTGCGAGCGGAATGGCGAAATGAATTGGCGAGACACGCTGGCGATGGTGACGAAGCTCGGCCCGCCGTGGCGGATGTCCTTGCAAACTCACAAAATGATTGGAGTGAAGTAATGAAAGGACAATATGAATTAAAACAAGCGGCAAGAGCAATTCTGGCCGGCATCGGAGAGGACGCTTATCGCGACGGGCTTCGCGAGACGCCCGACCGGATGGTCAGGGCGTGGAAGGAGATGTTCGACGGATACGACAAAGACCCCTCTGCGATTCTCAAGCGCTTCAATAATCAAATGCGCTGCGAAGAGGCGGACGTGCAGAAGTACGATGAGATGGTAGTGCTGAAAGACATCGAGTTCTTCAGCACATGCGAGCATCACTTCCTTCCATTCTTCGGACACTGCCACGTCGCATACATCCCGGGCGAGTACGTGTTCGGCATTTCCAAGCTCGCTCGTCTCGTCGAATGTTACGCGCACCGCTTGCAGATACAAGAGCGCTTGACGCAGCAAATCGCGGACGCGCTGGACAGCAATGGAGCAGTCGGAGTCGGCGTGGTGCTGGAAGCGCAGCATCTATGCATGATGGCTCGCGGCATCAAGAAGCAGCACAGCATAATGAAGACCAGTGCGCTCCGCGGCGCGTTGAAAGACAAACCGGAAGCGCGAGCGGAGTTCCTCAAGCTGATTGGAGGTGACTGATGAACGCCAAGAAACTCTCGCGGATGTTTCGTCCGTATCTGGACGCGACATTAGACTTGGGACTGGTCGGATTTCGCACGTCATTGGCGCGCGAATCATTCTATCAAGACGTGTATGAAGTATGTCGTAGTGTCGTGGTGGTGCTTCAAATGGCATGGGCATTTCTCATTGTACCGTCCCGGATATGCCAGAGGAGGTGGGAAGTGAAAATATTGAGCTGCGTCCCGGAACAGAAGCGGACTTTCGAGGAGAAATTGGCGTGGATGGAAACGACCATCAAGAAACACAAGCCGAATCTCCTCGTTACGCCACAAGAGTTCTTCGGAGGGATTCAGAACGTGTGGTGGAATGGCGGCCGGGATGTGGCATATGAACAGAATGTCGTCCTTGACCCTGTACTGAAGTTGAGCAAGAAGCATGGATGCGGCATCGCATTTGGCGCCGTGGTATTCGAAAGCAACGGCGATGCGCGAATGAAACGCGAACGAGTGTATGTCGTGGACTGCGGGGAAGTGAAGGGATATTGGGACAAAATGTTTCTCCCCGCATACGACCATATCGACGTGAAAGGGTCCATCGGCATCACTCCGTGCTCATCATTCGAGGAACGGATGAAGACGGCGGAGGTGCAAGGCGCTCGCGTCAACGTGCTGTTCTGTTGGGAAGTGTTCAGCAACTACTTGTGGCATGTCCTTGCGCGCAGCGAGCCGGACATCGTGTTGAGCATGATTAAGTTCGGCATTTGTGGGTGGCCGCGAAAGGGAATGGATGAGCAAAGCGTGTTTGGCCGAGGGTTTGGATATGGGTCGGATGGCGGATGGCTTGACCGCTTGACTATGGCTGCCCGCTTCGACGTGGCGTGTCCGATTGTATGCAGTACGAACGGCTGGGACCTTCCCGCTCGGGCTCGTCCTCTTGCCGGCGTCATCTCGCACTATCAGAAGGAAGAGCACACGCTGTGGCACCCGCCGTCTGGCACTCGCGGACTTGTACAGCCTCAGATGGTGATGACGGAGGTGAATCACCTGTTCTCTCGGTACATGCGCGAGAACAAGCATAAGCTACGGGCGGAGACAAACATGTGGCCGACCTCGGAAGTGCACGAAGCGACAATGATGTGGAAAGTGAAGCGTCGAGAGAAAGAGATGCTCGCTGCGGCGCTGGCCGACCCCGCTTCGCAGCTGGACCTATGGAGGTGACCGATGAAAATCTATCTGGCACTGCATAAGGGAGCGGAGGTGGGAATGCTGCCACCATACGCGGAACCCGGCGAAGTGCCAAGCACCGTACTGATGTCCTATCACTACATGAAGAAGGATATGAAGTACGCGCAGTTCCTCAACAAGCATTTCGAGCTGTTTGTGGATAGTGGGGCGTTCACCGTACATCAGCTCGGCGCAGAGATTGACATCAAGGCATACATCGCGTTCATCAAAAAGGTCAATCCACCGCTCGTCGCTGGTCTCGATGTGATAGGAAACGCAGAAGCAACTGCCGTGAATGTACAGAAGATGAGAGATGCCGGAATCGAGCATGTCATCCCCACTTTCCATCGCGGGAGCGACCCCAAGCATCTTCACGACATGTTGAAGTGGGCCAAGTACATCGCTCTTGGCGGCATGGCTGGAATTGGCACTTCCACGCCAGACATCATTGCTTGGCTGGACCGCATTTGGCGCATCATTGCAGAGACAGACAAGAGCATCAAGGTGCACGGCTTCGCCTGCACGGGCGATGAAATCATGCGCCGCTATCCATGGACTAGCGTGGACAGTTCCAGCTGGGCCGCTCCAGTGAGATGGGGGCGCTTCGACCATCCCACGCAAGGAGTGATTCATCCTGACGACATGCTGGCGCAGCGATATGGCAATGAGAAAGACAATCCAGAGCTGTGGCATCCAGACAGCTACTACAAGCGCCGAATGCTGATTATCAAAGAGTCCGCCAAGCAAGTGAAAGAACTGCAAGACGACATCACTGCGCAGAACGCCAACTACGACTGGAATTGGCTAACGGCACAGCACGAGTTGCCGTTGTTTTAAAGGAGGTGAAAGCTATGAATCTGTTTGTGTTATTCGTCGCCATTGTCATTGCCGCGCCTATGCCGTGGTCTTTTCAGTCGTCATGGAACGACCCGCATGCCATTCCCGGTGACCGATACATCGTACATCGCTCGGAGCAGTGGGACTTCAGTTCCTTCGACACGCTGTCCATTGGCACTGCTACGACGAGCGAAGACTTGGTCCCTCCTGGCGTTCGTCGATACTACCGAGTGTGTGCTGTTCGATATTTTCCAAGCATCGGCAGGGACTCTATCAGTGCTCCATCCGCTCCAGCGTCCGGAATGTGGGTCAATTTTGTGGACAGCACCGTTATCAATGCGGACACCGTGCTGATATACGCTGGCAGCGCCGCCCCGGCAATATGGCACTACGAGTACAACGCGGGAAATGTTCATACATTTCTCCTCGCCATTGTTCCGCACGGATGGCGCGTCAGCTGGTCTATGCATATGTCCGTCATTGGCGCTCCGAGCCGTGAAACTGTTCGGCTGTATGAGCCGATTCTTCGAAAGGAGTACAGGCGATGAATTGGTGGACTGCTTTGGCAGAGCTGTTGGCGCCACTCAACGCCGTTGTGTCCGTTTACTTGGACACAAGAACGCTATTCTGGACTGGGTCGATTATGATAACCGGCAGGAGAGACTCTCCGCACATGAGGGCGCAGAGCTTCGACGAGCTTGTGCAGTTGATGACCAAAGCGGCATACTGGCTTGTGCACAACGACAAAGAGAAACTGCAAGCAGATGTTGCTAAGAACATCAATCGACTGGCAACTTTCAACAACGCTCTGGAAAAACACAGAAAGGAGGAGTAACATGATGCACGTCAAGGTACTCGAAGTGCTGCAAGAATTATCCATGAACAGCACCACCGAATTCGTTAGTGGGCACACCGAAGTGATGCAAATCAACAAGGAGCACTTTATCAGACGTCTGGCAGTGATTCTGGATGAGAGCGAAAGCACAATTCGCCGACATCTACAGTGAGGTGATGACCGTGAAGACCGACAAGCCCGTCGTTCTGTTCGATGCTGACAAGATTCGAAAGGCCGTACTATTCATCGGCCGGAAACTGGAGGATGACTATAAGCATCAAAAGCCCCTATTCATTGGCGTGATGGATGGGTGCTTCGTGTTTCTTTCGGACTTGATTCGCGCCGTCTCGCTTCCCTGCGACGTGGCATTCGTTCGAGCGAAGAGCTATTGCAAAGGACAAATGCAGAGTCAGCACATCCAGTTCGCCGGCGTAAACAAGGATGTCGTTACTGGGCGAAATGTCGTCGTCGTGGACACCGTGATGGACAGCTGCCGAACGATGCTTCTGGTACTACAAGAATTGTCCCGAATGGGTCCGGAGAGTTTGGCGATGACCGTGCTTGTGGACAAGCGCTCTTCTCGCCGGGACCCAGAGTTGCTTCGACAAGTGGGGTCCCTTCTCACGCATCGATGCCATCTGGGATACCGTCTCAATATGGACGGATTTGTCGTCGGATACGGACTGGACTATCACGGGTTTTTCCGCAATGCTCCAGACATCATCTCCTTGAGCAGCATCCCGACAAAGAAGATGATGGTCGACAGCTACGTACAAAGGAGGGAGATGCTGTATGGCAAACGTGACGCCGATACTTCCGCTGTGCCCAAAGTGCAATCGGCTGATGAAAGCCACTGAAGTATCGTACTGCTGTGACTGCGGAGTGGTCATCTACTTCGCTTCTGCCGCGTGGCAGTTCAACATCCAGCTCTCCGTGTATCGCGGCAATCTGTGCGCTGCCACAGCAATGCTCAACGACCTTCTCGGCAAAGCAGCGCAATACATCCCCATTGAGGTGAAAGTGGACTCCATCAAGCCGAGATACCTCACCGTCACAGGGAACAGCGTGCTGGACCAATACGATGATGTGCTGATGCACCTTCGCAGCGCTTCCACTAAGGTCGACAACATCATCAGCGATGCTGCGCGCATCGCAAAGAACCGCATCGCCGGACCATCCGTAGAAACTCTATTGAGCAGCCTCGAAGAGCTGCGGAAGCACATTGATGCCGCTCTTGCCGTGGAGGTGATATTATGATTCGATTCATCATCATTGCCGCCGTTCTCGCGGCAATACTCGCCGGATGCGACAATACGGTCACCCCTTCTTCGACAACGGGATGCCTCTGTGACGATGGGATTTGCTGGCGCGGAGACGATTCCTGCGACTGCTACGTTCCGCCGCCGCCATATGAGAGGAGACGATAAATGGCAAAACGCTGGACAGACCTTCGGCTGGCGACAAAAGAAGCTCTGTTTGATGATGTGCAGAGCGAGAATCTCAGCCAGCTCGACAAGTGGGGCGTGCAAACTCACGACCCCTTCGAGTGGCTCGCCTACACAACGGAGGAACTCGGCGAGCTGTCCGAAGCAATTTCCGAGTGGATGTACCGCACCGGAACGCCGATGGCAATCTATATCGAAGCAATTCAAGTGGCCACTCTGGCGCTGAAAATCGCAGAGATGGCGAGAGGAGAGATGCATGATGTGTGACGATAAGCGCATTCCAAACCCCGAAGACGCTCCGGGCGCTCCGCGCGGCGAAGAGAAAACACCATTTCAGCTGGCATTCGAGAAGTGCAGCGTCACTAAAGCGATACCGTTTCATGCCGGGCGTCCGCTGCTTGACGTGAATGGGCGCGTCGATGTGATTGTTCTGGCGGACATCATCTCGGATATCATCGGTTGCCTCGGTGCCCCTATCGTTGCGCAGACGGACCGGGACCGCAAAATCATCGCCATACCAGGGCTCAAACTCCCCAAGGAAAACCGATGAAACGCATCGATGTGCAGAACGACGTCCCTATCACCATCGCGGTGAACGAGCCGCTATATCTGTACTGCTGTGATTGCGGACTCGTTCACCGCATTCGAATCGTTGTGATACATCGCGGAGCGGTGCGCATCGCTATGTCCCGCGATAATCGCCGCACTGCAGCCGAACGGAGGAAACGACAATGAATATCGCGTGGTGGGAACCTATCAACTCCCAAGCGCTGGAGTACGACAAGTGGTGCCATGCCGGCGGCGCTGCGCTGTGCTGCTGCGTCCTATTCGCCATCCGCAATGCGTACTGGCGGATTCGTTTCTTCTTCGTTATGAACTCCGCCGCGCCATTCAGCCGCGTGTTCTCCACGCTGGCTCGGCGCCGCCAAGAGCACATTGATGCATGGCGCATTGGCGCCGTCATACTCATTGGCAGCGTCTTGTATGAGCTGTATCAAGGCGCCATCAGCATCCCAGATGTCCTCGCTGGCGCCATCGGCATCATGCTGTTCATTGGCGCTGTATATCGTTGAACAAGTACCGCGAAAAAGACGAAATATAAATAGTGGAATGGCATGAGACTGCGGTAAAAAAAACGGAATTTAAATTCCGGATTCCGAGGGAACTACATGTCACTCCGTCAGCTCCATTGTCTTTGATGAGCAGGGGTCCCCAAAAACGATGCCCAAAAGCGCTCTCGAGGTCGACGACGAGCGTAAACGGTTTGGCTCCAGCAAAACAGCCATTCCTGCCCCCTCCCTGCTCAAGCAATGATGCATAATTGATGAATAGACAAGGATGTATCATCGATTTACGGAATTTAAATTCCGTATTTCTATTTTTTGGAACTTCTTGTAATTCTGTTCCTTACAAGAAAAGAGGGAATTTAAATTCTGTCACTTTGGATGAGCTAACCTGTTGGAAGTTCGTTGAAGCGGTGCCAAAAAGCACATACAATTTCGGTGGAAGCACGGAGGTTTTTGATGGAAGCACGCGAGAAAGTTCGTTGCCGCATGCTCAAACGGGAGGCCTCCTCCCTCGGATGGCATGTCCTGCACGTTGAACAAGTAGCCAAAGGGTTCCCAGACCTTCTTCTCGCTTCGGCACTACACAACATCACAGTATATATCGAAGCAAAGGTGTCTCGTCGTCGATGCGCTTCCAAAGAACACCACCTTCGCCTTGCCAGTAAAATGCAGATATGGTGGCTGCAGCGCCTTCCTCATTCTTTCCTTGTTGTGTATGACGCAGAAGTTGCTTCTGTGTACTGCTTTGATGAGCAAATGAACGGCTTTCGCTTTTGCGGAGCTGCTTACAACACAGAGCAGCTGTTGAACGTCATACTGAAAGAGAGCTCTGTTGTCCGGACGAAGTGATAAAAACTGGACTGCGTGGAAAATCAAACTGGCGCAAGCGGTGAAGAATAATCCAAGACTCACTGTGGGTCAGTTCTGTAGCGACAACGGACTCAATTACGAAACGGCGAAAAAGTATCTTCGGAAAGACGATTGCAGAGTCGTGCTGAAAAACTTCGAGCACGACTTACAGACTATCGAAACATTCTGCGACAAGCTGCGTTCTGTACAGTCTACGGATGACGCCAAGCGGTATCTGAAAGCGCTGCATCAGTCTCTTCTCGTCACAGAGGACGTGATGATGGAGGCGATGCGGGAGTTCAAGAAGGGGATTCTGCTTGGGGACGGCATCACGCCGACTGACGCAGGGAAGCTAGCACTGGATGCCAGTGACCGGCTTCGCAAGCTCGCTCTGGAGTTGCAAGGGCTTCCTTCTGACGATGAGGACTTTGGATGGCCGCTCACCAAGGGATTCTGGCCTCACTGGTATCAACGAGACTTTATCTTCGATTTCCCCAGTACTCTGCGCGCGCAAGGAAAGGAATGCTTCATTCAAGCATTCATTGGTGGGATTCGAAGCGGCAAGACGTATTGCGGCGCGCAGAAGCTCGGAGAGCTGGCATGGCGGAATAGAGGATGCACGTTGGCAGTGTACGCCCCCACATACAGGATGCTGGAGGACAGTACGAAGGCGACGGTGCTCGACGCACTACAACGAAAGCGTATCGGATACACATATCGAAAGACGGACAACAGCATCCTGTTGTTCGGGGATACACTCATCTTGTTTCGCAGCATGGATGACCCGGAGCATCTCCGCGGAACGACTCTCGCCGGAGCGTGGATTGATGAGGGTGGGCAGATGCCGACCGATGAAGCGTTCAAAATCATACAGGGCCGTATTAGTGACCCCGTCGCATCCGAGCCGATGTTGATGATTACGACAACACCGGATGGCCTCGGGTGGCTGTATAATAAGCTCGTCGAGGAGCCAGAGAAGCACAAGGTCATCGTGTATCAGGCAAAGACTCAATGGAACAGCGCTCTCCCGGATGGTTATTTCGACCGCTTGCAAGGGAGCTTCGACGAGCGTTATGCGAAGCAGGAGCTTGGCGGGGAGTGGATTGATGTATTCGCCGGGCAGGCGTACTGGAATTTCCAGAGGACGGTGCACGTGCTTCGTGGAGAGCAAGTGCCATACGATAAGACTCTTCCGTTGATTCTTTGTTTCGACCTCAACGTGGACCCGATGTGCTGGAATGTCGTGCAGTGCTACACGGAGGGCGCCATTCGAAAGAGCAACATCATAGATGAAATTCACATCCGCAGTGCCAGCACGGAGCAGGCAGCGAAGGAGTTTGTTCGGCGGTATCCAGCGCATAAAGCTGGAGTGATTGTGTATGGGGACGCCACATGTCGGCATCGCAGCACTAGAACGACTCGAACGGACTACGACATCGTTGTGGCGGCATTGCAGCAAGCGGGGCTTCCTAACGTGCAATTCAGAATCGGCACGCACAATCCACTCATCACGGACCGCGTCGCTGCGGTCAATGCGCAACTGATGGACCTCAAGGGAAATGTGAAGCTGTACATGCATCACAAGTGCACATACACAATACGAGACTTTGAGAGGGTGTCGTTCAAGTCCGGCACTCGACAGCTGGAGAAGAGCGACCCCGCTTTGACACATCACACTGATGCGGTCGGATACTACATTGCAAAGGAGTTTCCGGTCCGCGGTGTGCAAGTGGCGATGTAAAGGAGAGCAGCGATGCCATTCAGCGACCTCGCGCAACGAATCTTCTCATTCGACTCCAAGAGCATGTCGGAACGCATCATACGGGACACATGGCTGGAGCAGAAGAACAAGGCAGACCACGCACATCGCATTATTGCGCAGCGGTATGTGGACTGGTACAACAGAAACACGGAAGCCATCAAGTTGGCTCTGATTGAACAGGCCAACAAGACGTTCAAATCTGGAGAGACGAGCAATTGGCACTGGCCCATCATCAATAGTGTGGCGCGCATCATCAAACGGGTCAGCATGACGTACATAGTCGAGCCGAAACGAGCCTTGAAACGTGATGGCAAGGAACTCCCTCCGACAGACCCAGTGTATGGCAAGGTGTTCGGGGATGAAGGGATGTTTCGTAACATCGACATGACGAAGAAGTTCAAGCAGTTTGAGCGCTGGAGTAAGTTACTCAACACAATTCACGTGGAAGTGGTACCGAGAAACGGCGCCATCGACTGGGACCTTCGGCTCCGTCCGGGAACGATGGTGGTAGAAGACCCGCTCAATTATCTGGACTTCGTACGCATCGCATATCGTTGGGAGTTGATGGACCCGGACACCTTGAAAGGATATAAAGGATGGGTCATCTGGGATGAAGAAGAGCATGTGTTTCAGCTGGACGATGGATATCGAGTCGGGATGAGCGAGGAGAGTGGCGCCAATCCGTACGGCGGGGAGATTCCTGTCGTTACAATTCGAATGATGGAGCAGGACGATTACTGGGGAAAGTTCGGCGGGGACTTGGTCGATGCCGTGCAGGCATTCCACGTGCAGCTGGCCAATATGTGGGAGAATGCGCTGCTGCAGACTCACGGACAGCCTATCGCTATCAACTTGGGATTCGACAGCGCGTCTCAAATCCTCACTGGTCCTCGCCATCCGATAACCGTGAACAACGTCACTACAGACGATGTGATGCCGGCGCTGATTTTCGCCAAGCCGGACACGGACTTGGAAAAGGTGACGCAGCTATTGCAGTGGTACCTCGAGGCAGTGGCGAATTCGTACGGGCTCCCTCGAGGAAGCTGGTCGATGGATGAGGTCCCCGAGAGTGGCTTCGCGAAGTTTATGAATAACATCGAGCTGATTGAGAATCGGGATGATGATGTGCTGCAATGGAAGCGCATCGAGAAGGACTTGTTCGATAAAAGCCGTCTCGTGTACAACAAGTACAAGGAGGATGGCGATGAGGTGCCGGAAGACATCGAGCTGGAAGTTGAATTCCAGCCGGTGGCATTCCCGGAGTCCCCGACAGAGGAGGCGACGCGCTACACAATCCTCATTGGGAAAGATTTGAGCAGCCCGATACGGTACTTCATGGAGACTCGAGGGATGACGGAAGAGGATGCCACCAAAATGGCGACGAAGATTGCGGAGGAGAACAAGAAGTTCTCGCAGATGAGGATGCCTGCAGAGCTTCAGGCATTTCAACAGCGGGGGCAGGCAGGTGATGACGATGTCGATGAGGATGAGGACGAGCAGCAAGGTAAGAAACCGCCTCAATTTCAGAAGCAGAATCCGCCGCCTGCCGCCGCGAATGAGGAGTAAGTAAGTGCTTCCTGGCGAACTTTCAAATCGTCTCAAGAAGATGCTGGCAAAGCTGGAAGACCCCGCTTTTGTTCGTCCCGCCAATGCCTTGCAGGCGAAACTCCTCGCTGCGCAGCGAAAGACTCTTACTGGGATATCAGAGATACTGGCGGAGATGCCTGGAAAGTCAGCAACATTGAATCAACGCTTGGCTTGGCAGGCAGCGCAGGCAAAAAAACTCGATGCGCTGCTCGCGGAAAGTGGATTGTTCGATGCATTTGATGAGTTTGTAAAACAGCAAGAGGAATTGTTTCGCATTGGAGACAAGTTGCTGAAAATCGGGGACAATGCATTTACGCGCGTTCCCAGCGGATATGGGAAGTTCTTGCAGGAACAGACTGCCAACAACTTTGCCTTTCTTGGGCAAGAAGCGTCGAAGAAGCTACAGTCCACTTTATTGGACATGAGCATTATTGGCGCGTCTCAGAAAGACGCATTGACAGAGTTCAAGGGACTTGTCACTGGGGAGTACTCGTGGGGGTCCAAGAAAGGACTGTATGAATGGCACGCTGCCACGTACGTCAATACGGCAAATCAAACGACATTTCAAAAGTATCTCAACAGTCAGGCAGATGGCGCGGAGTACTTTGCCTATATTGGCCCAACAGACGACAGAACTCGAGAGTTCTGTCTTCGGCATGTCGGGCGAGTGTATCACAAGAATGACATTGCCAAGATGAACAACGGTACTCAAGGTGACGTGATGATGACTCGAGGTGGATGGAATTGTCGGCATCAATGGGTTCCGGTAAACAAGGAAGTTGCTGACGCAATTAACGAGAATCCCAACGTCGCCAAATCTGCTGCCAGCGGAGAGGCTGTTCAGGCGAAACTACCAACAACGACTATCCCCGAACCTTCTACTATCAAGACGACTTCAAATCTGGCACAGATAGAGAAAGACATTAAAGCGGCAAAGATGAAACTGCAAGTGGCGCAAAAAGAGCTCGATGAGATACAACAAGGGACGTCTGAGTTCTTGTCGAAAAAGAGATTCGAAGCAATGCGTCGAAGAAACTTGGCGGACCTCGAAGTGAAGAGATTGCAGGCGCAAAAGAAATTGATGCAAAGCGGTCGACAGCCTTCCACATTCAGTAGTCGGAAAAAGTGGGCCGACTCACTATCAAGCCGCGAGGAAAGCGCTTTGATAGATTGGACGAATGACGAGGAAATGTGTAGCATAATGCGCCAACTCAATAGAGGCGATGACCTTGAAATAGTGAAACGAAGCATCAAAAAAACAATGCCGCCAGATATGGGCTTGGCATATTTCCAGAAACAATTAGACGCCTTGAACAATGCAGCGGACTGGGCGCCAATATACAGGGGAAATGTATATCGCGGATTGAGGAGTTTGAGCGACGCTGATTTCGAGCGGCTGCTGCACAGCAGAGGGTCAACTATTCAGTTTGATGCATTAAGTTCCGCATCAAAAGAGCTTGAGATAGCTCAAGGGTTTGCAGAGGGCGGAGACCTTCGGGCGATATTCAAGATGAGAGCTACGGATGTGGCAGACATTTCTATCATGGGTGTCGAAGGGGAAAGCGAGGTGCTTATTCGGAAAGGAGCGCGATTCGCCGTCGAGCGCATCACTGAACAAAAAGGACACAATGTCCGCACACTTCTTATCGAAATGAGTCAACTATGACGGCAAAAGAGAAGAACGAAAAGGAGAGCAAAAAAAAGTTTGCTCGATTCGGTGACAGCGACCTTTCTTTCTTGACTATTAAGAAGAAAGGGAAGACGTCGCCGAAAGAAGAAGCAAAGAAGAAGAAAGCGGCGCAGTAATGCGCCAAGCCGAAAGGAGCGCCAGAGATGGCAAAGAAAAAAGTGGCTGATGTACTTGCCTTCCTGAAGAAGCAGGGAGTCGAAGTGAAAGCCGAAGCCGCGGAAGCGGTAAAGAACGAGTTCGACGAACTCGAGCTGGTCGCCATCGAGCAGACCGAGGATGGCGTGCTTCGTATCGATGGCGTCACGTACGCTGAAGAGTCGGCGTTCCGGGAGCGGGGCGCGGACATCATCAAGTGGAAAGAAAAAGCTCGCAAGGCAGAGGACCGGAATGCCGAGCTGCAGCGAGCCCTCGACGCTGGTGACAGCGAGAACAAGAAACTGGCGGATAAGTGGAAGGGTGAGTACGAGAAAGTCAAGACCGTTTCGGACAAGCTGCTGAAGCAGAAGCGAGACGAACACGCAGCGTTGCTCGAGATTGTTCCTGACGACCTCAAGCAGTTCATCAAGCTCCCCGAGAAGGGAGAGGAGCTGGACGACATGGCTGTTCTTTCGAACTTGGAAGAGTTGACCAAGTTCGAAAAGGTCGGCGTGTTCAAGCCCGAGGAGCTTCGCGCTGCGGCGAACAAACAGCAGCAGCAGCAGCAGTCTTCTGCAGGGTCCAAGACTCATCCGCTCGTCAATCCGTCAGGGCGCGGCGCCGGCGGTCGGGATGACGTGACAGCCAAGCCCATAGTGGAGAGAATGGCCGGCGGGTACAAGTACGGCCCCGGCGGTCAGACCAAAGAGAAACAATGACGAGGGAGTGATACGCAATGGCAATGACACTCATCGAGATGATGAAGACCGAGACGGACCCCGTCCGAAGCGGTGTCATCGAGACGCTGTACACGGAGGAGACTTTGTTCCAGTACGTCCCGTGGGAAACGGTACAGGGGCTCGCTCTTCCGTACACCAGCGAGGTGGAGCTTCCGGGCGTCGCGTTCCGCAAGCTGAATCAAGCATTCGCCGAGAGCACCGGAGTCATCAACCGCGAGGTGGAGACCTTGAAGCCGTTCGGCGGGGACAGCGATACGGACAAGGTGCTCGTCGACGCGTACGGCAACACTCGCCGTGCCATCAATGACCGGATGTACGCCAAAGCGATGGCAGTGAAGTACGTGAAGACGATGCTGTACGGGAACAGTCCGGCATCTCGCGCCGGCGCCTCGTACGACGACCCGCTCGGATTCGACGGACTGCAGGCGCGCTGCACGAGTGGACAGACCTTGGATGCCGGCGGCAGCACCGGCACCGATGGCTCCAGCGTGTTTGCCATCCGTTTCGGCGATGGATACTGCCAGGGACTGCAGACTCCGCAGGGAGTCGACGCTCGGGACCTCGGAGAAATCGACGCCAAGCCGGTATATCGGACGCGCATCGACCAGACCGCTGGACTGGCAGTGTACAACGGTCGCGCAGTGGCGTGGATTAAAGACCTTCGCGCGGCCACATCCGTTCTCACATGGCAACTGATGGACCAGCTCGTCGACCTCATCGACGGTGAGCCGACAGTCATCGTGATGAGCAAGCGTTCCCGCCAGCAACTGAAGGCAAGCTGCCTCGGCGCTGGCGTGCACCTCGCGACGATTCTGGACCAGCTCGGTCGACCCATTCGGGCGTGGGACACTGTGCCCATCATCATCAGCGATGCCATCATCGATGGCGAAACGAACAGCTAATCGGTGACAGCAAGCCGACGAGAGGAGTGAAAGTAAATGGTACAGACGAGGGTCGGAACAAACAGGAGCAGCCGAAAGGTATTCGACGACCTCTGCATGTTCTACAATGCAGAGCCGTTCGGCACCTTCACGACTGGCACCAAGAACAGCGCCAGCGTGGACCTCAAAGCGGCAGACATTGACGAGCTGAATCCGGGAAGCATCGTGGCAAGGGTGCCTGGACTCGACTCGGCTGGGGCGATGACCGTGCAGCTGTTGATTGCGGACAGTCCGGACAACAGCTCCTTCACGACGAGGTGGACCGGCGTGGCGTGGACAAAAGCGCAGGCGCAGGACTTTCTCGATGACTTCGTGTTCCCTCTGTCCCCGAAGGACCTTGCGCGATACGTGCGCATCAGCGTCGTCATCGGTACAGCCAATGCCAGCGCCGGAACGTGGTACGTGGGACTGGTGAAATAGCGGCGCGCTCCTTCGCTCGCCCGCGGAAGTGGGGGGCCGGGTCAACAACTCGGCTGCGCAACTTGGTCACCTCCGCCCGGTCCCCCACAAAGAGAGGATGTGCCGATATGGCAAAGAAGAAGACCAAAGCTCCACACTCCAAGGAGCTCGATGCGCCGACAGCCGAGGATGTAGAGTCCGGAATGGCATACATCGTCGACACTGGCGCGCGACTGTTGAATGAGAGGATTCACTACGTCGATTTCGTGGCCGGCATCGGCGTATTGGACCTCGAGGCGCTCGCGATGTACCGTCCGGACTGGGTTCAGATGGATGCCGAGACAAAATGCTTCGCGCAGAGCTCTGGCGTCCCGCTGGATGAGTACATCGCGTACTTCGAGAATCACGGCGCGCTGGTCACCGCCATCAGCATTGAGGATGCCGCGCTGTTCCGTTCTGCTATCCAGAATAAGGACTTCCGAGCCATCAACGGCAAGTGGGGAGATGCGTTGAAGGAGAAGTTCGTAGTGGCGGAACCGGAACCGAAGAAGAAGAAGGAGGAGTTGAGCGATGATTGATTGGAGCAACAGCACGCTTTGCGTCGATGCTGACCTGCTCCAATTCGAAAGCAACGTCCTGTCGTGGACCAAAGCGAAGGGCGATGCGGGGAAGTGGAGAGCGACAGCAAAGACGGTGATTGAACATCGCCTCCGTTCCCAGTTTCGTGCACTCGAGATAAAGCTCGAGCTGGGCGAAGATGACGATGTGCTCGATTTGATTTCGAGCGTGTCTCCACTGAACATTGCTGCTTGCTACTTCACTTTGCATCTTCTTGCCACAGACTGCACAATGAGTGTCGGGGACCACTACGACGCGAAGGGACAGCTGTATCTTGCCAAGTTCGAGGAAGAGTGGCCGAGGGCGTTGGGAATGCTTTCTGTGGACACAGATGAGAGTGGTGAGATTGGCACAGCCGAGAAGTACAATGTACAGACTGGAGCTACGTTTGTTCGGGGAGCATGATGGCGAGCATCAAGTCGAAGAAAGACGACATCACTCCGGTGTTGAATGCCGTCGGTAAGGCACTGAAGAGTCAGCAGGGCATTACTTTCGTCTGTGCTGCAGCGAAGGCAGTGATTGCTGACCGCGCTCGTTCTGGGCAGGGCGTCAATGGAGCATTCGCTCCATATCGAACGAAGCCGTATTATGCGCCAATCACCAAACGCCCTCCATCGTACCCCGCTCCACAGGGAGGTCGGCACAGACGACTGACCGGGCGAAAGCTGAAAATGAAGACGATGTACTATCCGTCGTACGCAGAGTACAAGTCCAAGATGGGTCGAGGGAGCAATCCGAACCTCACGATGACTGGAGCGATGTTGAATGCCATTGTGTGGAATGTAGAGTCCAATCGCCGAGCGTATTTATTCTTTGCCAGTCAGCTTGAAGCAAATAAAGCGCACGGTTTGCATACGACATTCTATCCATTCTTCGCTCTTCGAGACTCGGACAAAACGTCGATGACGGACTCGTTCATAGAGGGGATGCGCCGCTCGCAGAAGTTGGCAGCAAAGTACTTAAAGAAGGGGAAGTAACCTATGGAATCGGGGAAGCGTCGAACTTCAATCGTACTGATTAGCGACAAGCTCGAGTCGCTGGGATATTTCCAGATGGTGGCGCGAGACCTCCCGACGGACGTTCTTAATGTGTTACGATTTCCCGCAGCGCTGGTCGTTCGGCGATTGGAGACAATTGAGTACAGCACGAATACAGAACGCACGTCGTCGTTCGGATTGTCCATAGTGCTATTCCTCGAAGCGCCGACAGACATGGAGCTAGCGAAGTGCGACATTCAAGACCGAGTGGAAGAAGCGATGGCAGAGCTATTCGTCAGCTCCGAATGGCGCGGATTGAATCTGCAGTTGCTTCTCGACCAAGTAGATGCCGGGCCATTGGCTCTGTCAGCCTTTGGCATTGAAGGCGCCATTTTTGCTCCGTACGGCGCCGTGAGAATGGACTACACCGCGACGTTCGATTATGTCGTCGGGTGAAGACTAGGAGGTTCAGTGATGCCTGATTCCATCGGCCTACTCAACAAGATGGGCATTTCCAGCGTAGCGAACTGGACTGACGCGTTCACTGCAGTGACCGCGTACGTTCCGTTCATCGATGAGACGCTGACGTCCAATTTCGAGCGCTCGCAGCAGCAAGAACTCGTCGGTCAAGGAGGGCGGCTTCCCTCGTATCAATCCAACAGGGTCACGCAAGGAACGACGAAACATCACTTGGACTACGACACGTGGACACTTATCACTGCAGTGCTGGGCAATGTGTCCGCAGGAACTATCTCCATTGTGGACCGACTTACCTCTGGCAGCTCCAAATACTTCTGGCTGGAGTTCGACAAGGGACACATTCGGCATCGCTTTGGCGCAGCGAAGCCAATGAAGTTGAGAATTGCCATAGAGAAGAACGGCATTGTCGGAGTCGATGCCGACTGGTACTGTCGGTCTTTTGAGGCCAGCGCCACTGCAATGGCATCACTAACGATGCCCGTAACAAAGAAGGTGCTGTTCAAGGAACTGACGTTCCGTCTTGGAGACCAGGTAGATGCCCTCAACTCGGGAGATGACCTCGGCGTCGAGAACTTCGAGTTGGTCTTGGACCGCACCGCAAAAGCTGATGACTATGCAATGAATGCCACTGCAGCAGTCGCGCAGCTTCCACTGGAGGTATTGGAGAATGACTTTCGGGTAGTATCGTTGAGCGCCAAGATTCCGCGATACGCTGCGGACAGCATTGTGACGTGGAAGCAGAGCGACACTGCTCTGCAGGCGACAATCTACGGGACATCCAGCGATGGCACGTTCACTATCAAGATGCCGAACCTTCGTATTGTGGATGGGTTCAACGTCAACATCGGCGGTCCCGGTCCGTTATCGCAGGAAGGTTCTCTGGAACTGTATCGCTCAACGAACACCTCTCACCCGATGCACCCCGGAGTCACGATGAACGAATTCGAAATCGTGTATACGTGACATAGGAGGGATTGGCAATGCCTGATTCTTTGGGGCTGCTTTCTAAAGCAGCGTGGCGGAAGGAGAAGGGGCTCACTACGGCGAGCACTTATCCCGTCACGCCTGGCGGCACAGACCTTGCTGCCAATCACATGATTCCGTTCAGCGATGAGAGCGTGACGAAGAATTTCGAGCGTTCTCGAGACCCCGCGCTGGTCGGCGCTGGCGGAGCTCTCGCTTCGTCCATCATTGGAGAGAAGTGCAGCGGTTCAGTGAACGGCCCATTCAGATATCGGGGCTGGGAAAGGATGATGCTCTGCGCGTTGGGCTTTGAGCATCCTAACGACTCGCCAGCAAATCTTGGTACTGGGTCAGCGTACTTTCATCTGTTCGAGCTGGACGATGAGCTGATGGACCAAGCGTACATCGCGGGCGAGCGTAATGCCGGATGGCCCGCAGGCGACAGGAAAGTTCGGCGCGGCACGCTGGGTTTCTACAAGCAGCCGAATGACCATGTGTTCCAGAGTTGCTATATCAACAAGTGGACGCTCGCCGTCAATCCGCAAGAGGTGAAGCAATCCTTCGATGTAGTGCCGTACAACATGGTCGCTCCGGGGTCGTACAATCGCGCCAACTGGACGTTGCCTAGCGGCACAGATGCTCGGCTGCTATTTCAGCAGACATTGGTAATGTTCGGCATTCGGTCTGCTGGAGTTGGTGGCATGATTCCTCTTTCGGTCAGCGGAATTGAATTGAGTGTAGATAACAAGCTCAAGGTGGACGACCAAAGCACGGCGTCCGGCAAGAACATTGTGGAGCCATGTCGTTCCGACATGCGCGAGACGACGCTGAAGCTGGAATTCCCGCGGTACTCTGATGCGTACGAAACGATGATAACGCTCATGGAATTGAATGCAGAGTGTATGTGCTCGATTGTATTCACTGGGCCACTCATCACCGGGTCGTACTACTACACGTGGGAGTTCTACATGCCGGCCATCTGGATGACTGCCGACCCGCGAAACATCAGTGGCCCCGGCCCATTGACGATGTCGTGGGAATTCGAGTGCCGTCGTCCAGTCACTACGGATGGCTTCGCTGCGACCAAGTACAACAGCATTCGGCTGGTGAAGGACAGCGAGCTTCGAGTGGCGTGCAAGAATCTGGACACCTTCAACTACTTGACGGAGACGTGACATGGCTGGATTCTGGGACGTCAACAGCATCACCGCGGAGAACTTAAACAAGGTCGGTCCACTGTTTGATGGCGTCGTCGGGACGAACGGGCAGTATCAAGATTTGTATGCGGCAATGGTGTCTCCGAGCGGCCCGCAATGGAAGAGAGTACTACTTATTCCTGGCGCCACTCTGTCGCAAGCATTAACTCTTTCTTCATCGCACAACAGCGGATGCATCGTCAATGTTGGTCCGAAGTATCTTCCTATCAGCACGGCATATGCTTGGACCATCCAAGCGGACGATTTTCGAATTGAAGGCATCGACATTCGAAATAGTGCTGGTGTTGCTTTGACGGTGACTGGAGCTCGAATGCAAGCGACGAGATGTACTTTCAATTATAGCAGTAGCCATGGACTTTTTCTGTCGGGCGGTTCGAGTCATTATCTGTGGAGTTGCATGGCATATGGAAACGGAGGTGATGGGTTCAGAATAGCAGCTGGCTTGGCTGTAGTGACCGTTATAGGCTGTCACAGTCAGGGAAACACAGGATACGGGCTCCGAGACCTCGCAGCGTCTGGGAGCCAGCTTATTGCTGTCGGCAATACGGTGTGGGGCAATACTGCCGGGCAAATCACCACCACATCAACACTGCTTGCGGCAAACAAGACGTCGTAAAAGGAGGGACCAAAGATGACAGGTTTAAAGCTCGTTCAGGAGGCGGAGCGATTCGTATATGAAGGCGATGGATTCAAGATTTTCTATCGTCGAGTGCCCGCCACAATCCGAGATGGATTCATTCGTTCCAACACTCCTCGGCGCGGCGGAGACCCGGACTGGTCCAGCATTGGAAAGCTGATGCTGAACTACGCTATCATCGGATGGGAAGGAGTATACGAAGAGTCCGCGGATGGGCAGAGGGTCGACGTGCCGTTTTCCGCGGACAAGACTCCGTTCCTCCCGGAGAACGTCCGAGTTGAACTAGTTGAGCGTCTTGGGGAGGACGCGGCGAAACTGGAGCGTGAAATAAAAAACTCATCGACTACGTGAGGCAGCAGTACGTCAATAAAGGCCTCACGTGTCAGCAATGTCGAAGCGATTGCGAAGAAATGGAAACAGAGCCAACATGCGACAGGGAAGATGTAGACGCATGCGAGTTTATGAAGGTACAACTTTTGGCAGAGAACGAGTCTGCTTGGGAGTTGTACAGCTTGGCCCGTTCCAGAATTCGCGATACGGCAATGATGCTGATGCCCGACATGCAAGTGACAGAGTTCGAGCGGGACGCGCTGTTCATCAAGTTGATGGCAATTGATGCCGAGCTATTGCGCATCGAAGAAGAAGAGCGCCAGCATCAAATAGAAGAAGTGAAGCGAACGACGAGGAGACATTGAGATGACAGCAACGGCGGGACTGAAGCTCGTAATCGACTTGGATGAGAAGGGTGCCAGTACCAAAGTTGACAGGCTGTCTTCGTCTTTCACTCGATTCAAGCGGGCGATGAGCAGCGCTTCGAAGAACATCTCTGAAGGGTACAACAAAATCTCGAGCAGCGTGAATACCCTCATCGGCCCATTGAAACATCTCGGTACGGTCGCGTCTCTGTCTTTCGCTGCCTTTGCCACTGCCGCAGCGGTCACCGGAGCTCGTTTTGAACAGTCGATGGCGGATACTGCTGCCGCCGCACAACTCACGTCGGAACAAATGAGGGAGCTTTCGGTGACCGCTCGCGGCTTGGCGCAAGGGACAGTATATAGCGCAAAAGAGATTGCCGATGCAATGAACGAAATGGCAAGGCAGGGTTCGAAGTTCGGCGAGCTGAAGAACAATATCAGTCGAGTGGTATTATTTGCCGGCGCTTCGGGAAAATCCATAAGCGACACAGTCAGTATCATTGATAACACAATGAGTGCGTTTGGTGTCAGTGTCGAAAAAGCCGGGGAGATGGTCGAGCTGCTTCTTGGAGCAATGAATGTTGTTCCAATTCAATATCTCACGGATGCACTTGTCTCTGCTGCTCCCATCGCTGCGGACTTTGGTCTTCGACTTGAAGATGTGATTGGAATCATGTCTCTGATGGAAAGCAGAGGAATGACTGCAACTCGAGCGGCAAGAGCATTGAACACGATGCTGATGACGATAGCAAATCCGACGACCAAAGAGCTTGCTGATGCTTTGGGCGGCGTCGTGTTCACGGGAGACAATTTAACTGAAGTGATGAATCGGTTGCGCAAATCTGGATTGAGTGCCGCTCAAGTGATGGGCATATTCAAGAACTCTGGCGTCGTCGTCAATGCCTTGTTAGAAACTAGCGAGGAGAAGTGGAACGACTTATTCAAGCAGATGAACAACACAGCTACGGCGCAAGAGGCATATGAGCGCAGAATGGAAACGACAGCTGGCAAGATGAAGATGCTGAAGAATGCCATCCAAGAGGAGCTGATTGCTACCTTCGAAGCATTGAAGCCAGCCATCACTGCTGCCATAGAAACGATTCGAGATGCTATGGAAAAAGCTCGTCCATACATTGTTGGCGCAGCAAAAGCGTTTGGGGATTACTTGAAGCAGAATGAGGACTTCATTCCCAAAGCGGGCGAAGTGATAATGAAGATACTGGGCATCGCAATAGCATTCAGCATCCTACAAAAGGCCATTGTATCGCTCGGTGCCATATTCGGCATTTTCAAGGGCGTATTCATGATGTTTGGAATCAGGTCTGCTCCGCAGATGGTGAAAGGTCTCGGAGTGGTCGGATTGGCTCTCTCTGCACTGACAGTGCAGATGCTAGTATTCAAAGCGACATTTCAAAAGTGGGGCAATGACATCATCAAGCTGTGGGTGGCAATGTTCGTGGATATTGCATCAGAGGTTCAATTCTGGGTCGGATTGTGTCTAGGGATATTCGAGAAATTCCTTTCCGTCTTGCCTGCTCCGATTGCCAAAGCATTTGGGTGGGTGCAAGAAAAGGCAGAAGGATTTTTCAGCTGGGGTGTTGATGCTATAAAAGACGCCGTGGGAAAGGCAAAAGAACATTTCGATTCATTAAAGACTACTATGTCGTCCGTGTTCGATATCCGCAAAGAGATTGCAGATGCACTGGCAATGTTGAAAGAGTTGGGCTCTGGAATGACAGTTGGTCCAATGACTATCAGTGCACAAGCGAAGGCCGAGAAGCCCGAATCGTTCGAGGAAGAGATGCTGAAGGAACAACGAGCATTGATTGATTCCTTGCATCAAGACAAGCTGAAACGATGGGAAGATGAAGTAAAGATTCGCGCCAACGCATTCAAGAAAGAACGAGATGCGGGGATGGCTGCCGCGATGGAGACAGAAGCATATATGAATCAGGCAGACAGGCGATGGGCGGAAGCAAGGATTGAACTAGCGCGATACGCATACGAAGAGCAGCTTGCCAAAGGAAAGGGCACCGTCGCAGAACTTGCCGCCGCGCAGATTGAATATGACCGCACGGTGGCGGAAGCAGAATTGGCGTGGCAGGATGCCGTATGGGAAGACTATAAGAACAAGCATCAAGAACA